AGATAATAACTAAAATAAAAATGAAAGAAGGAATATATTATATGAATAACACATTTGAGATTACTGGATTACTAACAATGGGAAAAGAGTCAGAAAAATTTAAACCTTATACAACTACAACTTCTGCAAAAGGATGGACTACTGAGGTATTTCAACCGACATTAGTAGCTGGTTGCAATAGACATTTTACAAGATTAAAAGCATTTCACAAAGCTGATGGTACTGGTAAAGTATTCACATTCTCTAAAAGTGGGATAGATACAGAGACACTAGAAAAGATAAAAGGAGAAAAGCTACAGATTGCATGGGAAGATAGGAATAAACCTGAATTAGTAGAACAAGTGGCTGAATTCAAGAAATTTGTAGTTGATCTTGAGGAACCAAATAGAAGATATCATTTAGAAAAAGCATTAGAAAAGGTTCAAGATGGTAGCATAACGGCAGAAGAACTTGCAGAGTTAGGTATTCAAAATGCTGAAGATGTTGAAAAAACATTAATAGAAAGTAAAAAGAAAAGAAAAGAATTTATACATGAATCAGATTTTATAAATCTTGTTAAAAAGATAATAGAGTCAGGTAAATTTGCTAATAGACTATTCAAGACAATGGGAGAAATTCAGCATACTGAATACCAAGGTAAATTTAGAGAGAATATGGTTCCAGCAAGAGTATATCTAGCAGCAGAGGATGCAGTTCCAAGTTCTACTGGTAATATAATAATATTCTTTAAAGAGGATGCTGTAACGGAAACTAAAGATGGTTACTTGATCAATGGATATGTAAGAAACTATGACAATGACAGAAAAGAAGAAATAGGAGCTCCTATAGAGTTATGGTTAGATACAACAAGCGATGATACAGATGTAAAGAGAGAGAAGCTTCATAAATTATTAGTAAGTCAGTTCACAGTTACAGATGAGAGTTACAAAGAAATAGGATGTAAAGTTCATATATTAGATGGTTCTCAGAAAGTAGATATTACCGAAGATATGCTAAATGATTTTCAAAAGGAAATGATTGAGCTTGGTTGCATGACATTTGATGATGTAAGAGCAGAGTTAGGTGGAGATTTATATGGAGATAAAGTAAAGAAAATGGTAGTAGATACGGTTGCCAAAGGATATACAAAAGGTAGAAAAGATACATTATATAAGGATTCTGATTTTGTAGTTAAAGCAATTGAATTAAAAGAAGATCCTAAACCGTCAGATAAAATTGATGATAGCTCAGAAGATATATTCGAAGGTTTATATTAGAAATTATCATTCTTTAGACAATTCAATAATAATATTATGAAAGAAGGTTTTATTAATGGAAAGAAGAAAAATTGGTTCAAAAACTTCAGTGGCATTGGATTTTGCAGATTATAGTTACATGTTAAATGGCATAGCCGGAATAGGGAAAACAACTACAGCAGTTGAGATAGGACAGAAATTATATGGAGAGGAAGGTGTGCTTCTTCTGACCGTAGGAGAGGAACCCAAGCCAGAACATATGGGGAATGTACTAAATGAAGTAGCTAAAGACTGGGAAGATTTATCTGCAATCCTTAAATTACTTATAAAGTATAAGAAAGAGGATTATCCAGAATTAAGAATGGTTGCTATGGATACTACGAATGAGATATTCAGACTAGCAGAAGATTTTATAGTGTCTAAATATAATAATGAGAATCCGACTAAGAAAGTAGCGAGTATTAAAGCAGCGTATGGTGGATTTCAAGCAGGTGAAAATATGGTTGTTGATCTAGTCATAAGAACAATATTTCCGTTAAGGAATGCTGGTATATGTCCATTCTTTATAGGCCATACAAAGAAAAAGAACATCAAAGATCCTCAGACAGATATAGAATACGAGGTTACTACCTCCGATTTAGACTCTAAATACTACAACGCAATAAAAGATAGAGTTGCAATTGTAGGATGTGCTTATATAGAAAGAGAAATGAATGAAATACAGACTGTTAAAGATGCCTTCACAAAGAAAGATAAAAAAGTAGGCAGAATACTTAGTGAGAAAAGAGTTCTTGCTTTCAGAGACGAGGAACATGCTATTGATAATAAATCACATCTTAAATTTATTGATGCCAAAGTAGCTTTTACTACAGACGCGTTTATAAATGGAATTCAAGATGCAATAAAAAAACAAGTGGAATATTATAAGAAACCAATAAGCAAAATTGATACTCCTAAAAAAGAAGTTATTGCTCCTAAAGAGATAGTAGAAGATACAACTAAAGCAGAAGATATATTATCTGAATCTAAAATTCCCACCAAAGATATGACAGTTGATGCTGCTAAAAATGAAGAATTACTAAAAAATATAACAGGAATTTTACAAGAGTTAGGAGCAAAAAAAGACCAATCTAAAATGCCAGGAGTAAAGAAAATATTTGTAGAGTATGGAGAAAAGAAATTAGACCTTACTGCTCCAACAGAGATGTTTGTTAAAGTCTTAGAATATATACAATAATTGAATAAGGGGACTTCATTGTTCCCTTATTTTTTAAAATGAGGTGGATAAATGTTAGTTATGTGTAGATCATGTAAAAAAAAGAATGATAGAGACACTTCTTTTAAAGTAATCATTAATGGTAAAAATCATTATTATTGCAATGAAAAAGAATATCTAAATGAAGTTGCAGCAAAAAAAGCAAAAATAGGAGTATTTGAATTATGCACGGAAATATTAGGGAGCACAACAAATACAATTTTGTTTAAAGAAATAACTGGGATAGCTAATATTCATACATTTGTAAAAATACTAGGATATCTCACAGACAACATTCAAAGTATTAAAGGATTTATGTCTAAGTCTTTTAATTCAGAATATGGGAAGATAAAGTATTTCACAACTATTATAAAAAATGGTATTGGAGATTATGTAGTTGAAACAAAAATAGAAAGATTTGTAGAAGTGGAAACTACTGAGGTTAATTATAAAAGAAGATGTAGAAAAAAAAGTTTAAGCCAGTATATAGATGAATATAAGGAGGAATAAAATTGAGTGATATTTTTATTACAGGAGTTGAAGAAAGATATCCAAAGGAACTACTTGATAATAGAGCAATGCATGAAGGTAATTGTATTGCCATCATATATAAAGATATTCTGACACTCGATGAAGTTAGTTTAAAGTCTGATGATTTTATCACTCAGGATGGAAAATTCTATTTTGAAATAGCTAGTAATGTTCGTAAAAAAGGATTTAATGTAATAGATGATGTTACAATTTTTTCTGAATGTGGAGAGGTAATAACTAATGGATATGAAAAAAGAGGTGGCTGGCAGTCAATTCAGGATATTGTTGATGTTGTAAATGATAAGAACGCTGAAAGCTATTTAGATACTTTAGATAGAGAAAATGTGATATTAAAACTACATGACTTAGGAATGAATTTATTAAAACCTATTTATGATAGTGGAAAAGAGATAATGCCATATAAGTTGTTTAGGAAAATGGACAGTGAGAGCGTTATAGAATGGTATGAGAGTAAGATCAATGAATTCTCTACTAGTAATAGTACAAAGGTCATTGAAGAGGGAGGGTTAGAAATAACAGATGAATATTTAGAAGGATTACAACAGGGTTTAGAGTCTGGCTGCCCATTTGACATCTGTGGAAAGGATATCAACGGAGAAGATATTAAGTGCTTTCCATATATGAGCAATGAAATAGGGGGTCTAATGGATGAAACACTTAATATGTTAACTGGATTCAGCTCAAGTGGCAAAACTACTGCATGGACTACAATTATGATGGGATTACAATATAGAGGTAAAAAAATAATAATCATATCAAATGAACAGAAATCTAGTGTGTTTAAGATGCAATTTTTAACATGGCTTCTTTCAAAGTATTTCAAGTATTTTAAAGTAACAAAGAAAAAAATAAAAAATAAAAGTGAGCTGACTTCAGAGGACAAAGAGATGATTAAGAAAGCTCAAGTTCTATGGAATGATAAATTTCAAAGTAGTTTTAAATTTGTTCAAATTGCAGATGCAGATATGTCTGTAGTAAAAAAGAAAGTAAGGAAATATGCTCTTAATGAAGGGTTTGATACATTTTTATACGACACTTTTAAAGTTGAATTAGATAGTGGAAATGGTGAAAATAATCATTTGAAACTAATCAAAGATTCAAGAACTTTAGATATGCTATGTAAGAAATATAAGTTGCTCGGGCTTGCTAGTATGCAATTAGCTGAGGGTATGGTTGGAACATTATTTTTAAATGCTGGAGTGCTTTCTCAAAGTAAACAAGTAAAAGAAGTATTAGAAAGCTTAACAATGATGAGGCCTACATTCTTAGAAGAACTTGATCCAAGCAATAAGAAATTCTACTGTAAACCATTCAGAAGAAAACTTGTGGGGACTAAATGGATTCAAGAAGATTATAGTCCAGATCCGACAGGAGTATACAGAACTATATTCTTTGAGAAAACAAGAAACGGAGTAAGTTCTAATGATACGGGAGTTTGTATGTTATGGAAGTTTAATGGAAATAATGGAACCTTTGTAGAATCTGCTTATTGTTATCCGAAACATGGAAAGATTTGTTAATAATCTCAAGAAGTTAGGTGAATAAAGAATGAAAGAAATAAAGGAACTTTTATTATCCGATCCTATTCATATAGAAAATATTTTTACAACTCTTGGATTCTATAAAGTCCATAAATATAAGCAAGAAATTATGTGCTGCAATTCTGAAAGAGGTTCCGGAGCTTCTATTCATATAAAACTCAATGACAGTATATCCTGCAAAGATTATAAATACGGAACCAATGGGGACATTTTCAGCTTTTTGATGAAGAAAAGGCAATTAGAATTAATGGATGTATTAAATATTGTAAAACAAGAATTAGGAGTAGACTCTTTCACTTTCTCCGATAAACCAATAAATAGTGTATTTGGAGGAGCTTACCGTAAAATAAAAAGGAATTCTCCTTATAATTATCAAGATGTGATCCTGTCTGAAAGTATTCTTATTCCTTATGCAGACAAGTTTAATATAAGATTCTTAAGAGATGGAATAAGTTTTGACACGCAGAAAAAATTCCAAATAGGATTAGATCCATTTACTCAAAGAATAACTCTTCCTTGGAGAAATATAATGGGAGAATTAGTAGGAGTTATGGGTAGATATACAGGTGATGAAGAGGGGATACCAAGGTGGCTTCCAGTTATACCTTTTCCTAAATTGAATGCTTTGTACGGCTACTCAAGCAACTATAAATACCTTGTAGATTGTGATGTTATCTATATTGGGGAGAGTGAGAAGTTCGTACTTTCTTTGGATTCCAAAGGCATAAATACTTGTCTAGCAATAGGAAGAAGTGAGATATCTTCAGGACAAATTAAGAGAATTATATCTCTCAATCCTAAAGAAATAATATTCTGTATGGACGAAGGACTCCCAGAGGAAATTAATATTAAAAATGTTAAATTAACACAGAAGTTTTTAAAGTATCACAATATAAAAGTCAAATATGTTTATGATGAAGATAATGAATATTTATTAAAGGATTCCAAGTCATCTCCAACAGATTACAGCAAAGATATATTTTTAAGATTAGCAACAGAGAAAATTAAGGAGGTGTTAGTATCTTAAATTTAATAAACAGAATAATCCCAACACTAAAATTTAAGTTTCCATATACGGCAGAAGAATATTTAGAAAATTTATTCATAGAGAACTATCATAAGCACACAGATTATTCAAATGTTTTCAGTCCGGATTCAGCGGAGTCTATTGAAAATTATGCGAAGAATACTGTTGAATACAAAGGTAAATGTCTCTTTAGTGGAGAACATGGGAGCCAAGGCAATGTGTTTTTAACATATAAAGTAGCAGCAGAAAATGGATTAAAGTATAGACACTCTACAGAAGCCTATTGGGTAAAGGATAGATTTGAGAAGGATAGAGTTAATTGTCATATAGTTTTGGTTGCTAAGAATGAGGAAGGCAGAGAGGATATAAATTTTGCTTTATCTCTTGCAAACGAAGAAGGATATTATTACAAACCTAGATTAGATTTAGAATTACTGTTAAATATTCCTAAAGATAACATCTATGTCACTTCAGCGTGTGCTTTTGGTTGGAAATATGAGGATGCCGAAGAAATGTGGCTAAAGATTCATAAACATTTTGGGGATAATTTCTTCTTAGAATTACAAAATCATAATACAATTATTCAAAAAAAAATAAATCAGAATATATCAAGAATAGCTAAAGAAAACAATATCCAAGTTATTTGTGGATTAGATAGTCATTTTTCTAAGCAAGAGAACAGTATTAAAAGGGATCAAATCCTCAAATATAAAGGTGTAACTTATCCAGAAGAAGAAGGCTGGTACATGGATTATCCTAATGGAATAGAAATATTCAATAGGTTTAAGGAGCAAGGAGTCTTAAATAATACGGAAATTCTTACAGCGATGATGAATACTAATATATTCATTAATGAATGTGAAGAAACTAAATTTGACAAGAGTTTCAAAATACCTTGTATTTATCCAGGAACTACTTATAAAGAAAGATCTGTTATATTTAAAAAGATTATAAATGAAAGATATAAGCATGAGAAACTTAAAACTCCTGAGAAAGTTAAGGGAATTATATATGAAGTTGAACAAATTGTAGATAGTGGGGTAGTAGATTATTTCTTATTAAACGATAAAATCATTCAGAAAGCAGTAAGTGAATATGAAGGTATATTAACTACTACGTCAAGAGGAAGTTCTGCTTCATTTATAACTAATAAGCTCTTAGGGTTTACTACAATAGATAGATTTAACTCAGAAATACCTATATATCCTGAAAGATTTTTAACAAAAGAAAGAGTTTTAAGTGGACAAATGCCAGATATAGATATGAACATCGCCAAGCAAGAACCATTTATACAAGCCACTAGAGACTTACTTGGTGAACATAGTTGTTATCCTTTAGTTTCTATAGAAAAACTTAAAAAGAAAGCAGCATGGCAATTATATGCTGGTGCAAATGATGTATCTCCTGAAGATGCTAATGAAATATCTAAATTTATATCTAAGTATGATGAAAAAATGAAATATGCAGAGGAAATAGACAGAGAGTTTATTCTAGTAGAAGATTTTATTCCAGAGGAATATATGACTTTGTATGAACAGAGTCTAGAATATCAAGGAATTACTATCAATGCTAAGGCTCATCCTTGTGGGTATTTATTGCTTGAAGGAGATATAAGACGGAAGGTAGGATTGATAAGAACTACATCTGAAACAACTGGAAAATTTGTATTATGTGCAAATATTGACGGAGCTTATTTAGATGAATTTGGATATGTAAAAAATGATTTTCTAATAGTCGATAGTGTACATTTAGTTTATGAGTTATTCAAGAGCATTGGGAGAGAGGTTCCTAGTTTTGATGAACTTAGAGAAATGATAGACGGAGATAAACCAACTTGGGATATCTACGCTAATGGAATAACCTGCTGCGTAAATCAAGTCGAGAAAGAGTCTACTACTAAAAAAGCAATGCAATATAAAGCACAAAATTTAGCGGAGAGTTCCGCATTTATCAGTGGAATAAGACCTGGCTTCAAATCTCTTCTTGGGACATTTTTAGCAAGGGAGACATATTCTACAGGAGAATCAGTAATAGATGCCTTATTAGAAGATAGCTATCACTTTATGAGCTATCAAGAATCGCTAATGAAGCTACTTGCCTTTTTAGGAGTTCCAATGACAGAGACATATGGAGTAATAAAGGCCATAAGTAAAAAGAAACTAAAAGGAGAGAAGCTTGAGCATCTTAAAGAAACATTAAAAACTAATTGGTTAGGGAAAATAGGGAATTTAGATAACTTTGATAAGATTTGGCAAGTGTTTAGTGATTCTAGCCGGTACGCCTTTAATGCTCCTCACGCTTTAAGTATGGCAGGAGATAGTGCTTATGAAGCATGGTTTAAAGCTCATCACACAG